TAATTAAAAACCACGGCTTCAAGAATGATCGAGCTATTGCCCTACATATGGGTATCGGTATCTCTACACTGTCAAAGATTCGCAATAAGAAGATAGTCCCGTCAGCAGAAATCATCCTGCGAGTACATGAGACTTTTGGTATTGATATCAAAAAGATTAGGCAGCTATGCGTTGGGGAATGATCTTAATCGTGATTGTTGCGTCTGTACCTGGCATCGGTTTAGGTGTCATGAATAGGATGCAAAACGAATACCATCGCGGGTTTCTTGAAGGTGTAGCGTCAGTAACTTCTCCTGACATTGACAAGCAATGCGTAGGCTGGATGTTTGAGTCTAACTTTAAAGACGCAAAGAAAAGGATATGTAAATAATGTGGACATCACTAGAGCTTGACGTTATCCGATGGGCAGAAGCTCGCGGAATTATTCCCAATGCTGAAGCCAGCACTCAACTTATGAAAACAGTAAGTGAGCTAGGTGAGCTTTGCGACGCTGAGATTAAAGACGATATATTAGCAATCAGAGATGGTGTCGGAGATGTACTGATAACGCTAATAATCTACTGCGCCATCAAAGACATCTCTATTGTTGACTGCTTGCAAGATGCCTATGCAGAAATTAAAGACCGTAAAGGATTCTTAAATTTCAATGGAGTATTCGTCAAAGATGAGTGAAATGAAATACAACACAAAGCCATCCGAAGTAAGAATGGCTAAATTGCTAAAAATCCTTGAGACACCATCAACCTACACGGAGATAGAAAAGCAGTTCTTTATCTCAAACAAGTGGATGAAGGGCTACATCAAGCATTTACGCAAGATCAAGCTAGTCTACATTGATAGCTGGATAAAAGAGCAGAAAGAGATAAAAGAGGTCTATGTGCCTGTGTTTTGCATTGGCAACTATAACGATGCTGCTAGACCTGCGCCTCTTACATCAAAGGAGAGAGCGCAATTAGCTAGGAATAGACTTAATCAGGATTTAGATAAGAAAGACCTGCATTTAGCTAAACGCAGGGCCAGACTTATGCCGGTCAAAGCTGATTGGACATCGAGCTGGATTAAACCGCGATCACCTGTCCTCGAAAACACACAAGACCCTTATCCTCGTCAATGACTTCTAGCATCTCTGGAGGCAGTAGCTTGCCTTCGTAGAATGTCAGCACCACGAAGCCGCTGCGATGGTTTCTAGTACCGTCCTCTGTGTATTCAAATTGAGCGCCCCATACATCGGCTAGAGAGCCTGTATCGACACCGTAGCGAGTACCTGTCAGATCAGTCCAAGGCGTTACTTTGAGAGAGTGTAGATGACCATTGACTGTAGACACGCCAGACTTAACAACAGCGTTATAAGCAGCGTGAACTCCATTATAGTTGCGATGCTTGATCTGAGTGTGGTCATTTATCATCACCGAAGTCGAAAACTTCCAGCGTGGGAAGTGATCCGTCAAGTTCATGCCGTGGATACCCTCAAACTCAGGAGCCTGTGAGGACAGTCTGCTATTCCAACGGATGTCGTGATTACCCCAAGTCCAGTGTAGCTTGGCATTGCCAGCAGCATCCTCGATCTCACAGATACGATCCCTGCAAGCCTCTAGCTCCTGTTTAACGCTTGGTCTAGCTTCCCATCCTGTACGTGGATGCCGTGAGATATTAGCCCCGTCAAACGCATCGCCGTTCATAATGACCATCTTAGGGTTTAGCTCTTTAACAGCCACCACAAAGGCCCTGTGAGCCGTAGAGATGATGCCAGGCCAGTAGTGAGCATCTGAGCCAACGATAACAACGCCTGATTCCAATCCAACATTAACTCTAACGCCGTTAGCTGGCAAAGTTACATTGAAATCAGGGCTGTTTTTAGCAGTAGCAAGCAACTGGACACCTTGCCGCTTTTCGATGTTTCTACGCTTGCGATTAACAAATCTGTGGTTAATGCCTAGAATCTCAGCTACTTTAGTAACTGAGCCGCATGAGTTCCATGCCGCTATGAACTCCTCATCTGTTACTGGGTGAGTCATTATGACACCTGCCTTTTAAATTCACCGCACCATTCGTTAATCCCAGTAATCGGAAATAAACTCTCGAAATCATCGTCGCCAAGAAAGAACATAGATGGAGGATAGCGTCTGCAAAGACCAACTTCATCATTCTTCTCACGATCAAAGAAAGCGCATGATTGACACATCGGCATACAGTCTTGCGGTATCTTTTTAGTAACCATTATACGCACTTTACTTTCTCTAGTTTCTCAAGTTTATCTTGTAACTCTTTGATTTTACTATTAGCGTAGTCAATGCGTATTTCAAGCTGATTAAATTGCTCAATGGTTCTATAGACTTCTTCTTGAGATAGAAGCAAATTACCGTCTGCGTCTTGTGTTGCCGAATATACCGAAACTGATATAACTAACAAAAGACCTACAATAATTTGTTTCATGATAACTCCTAAGATAAGTAGATTTTCATTTCGTCTTTGCGTCTGTTCACCAACCCTTTTAGAACCTTACCGCCACCTTTTGTGTATTTCAGAAACTCAGCAGCAGCACCATCAAACTCAGCGCGATTGTGTTTTTGGCGCAACGTACTCCGCTGCAAAGTACCTAGCCCTACATTAAAGCTAAAAGAGACAAGAGCATCGAATTGCCCTTGAGTAAGAGAATTAGGGCAATAACGTAGTACACCTCGCTCAAAACGCTGCAAGTCTGTTTTAAGAATCGCATCTACCTCATCCTTAGTAAACTGTCTAAAGTCCTCAATACGCAACCCAATAGAGCCTCTCTGAGCCACTGGCAATAGTCCCTGTTTGGGATACAAAACATGACCAACTCCAACAGTCCATAAACCAGCAGGGCAAAGATATGGCTTATATCTAACACCCTCATGGTGAATTATGGTTTTAAGTGCCTTGTCGCTGACTTTCATTTTTTGCTAAATGCCTGTGTACCAAACCAGAAACTAATCACAGAAGCCCAAATAGTCTGCGTATCGTCATCCCAAACCAGGGCCATCATCTCCTTAAACGGAGCATCTTGTGTCCAGGCATACCAAACACCAGCAATGTCAATAGCAACTAGCAATAAAAATAGACCGTAAGTAATCGTAGGACGTACCATAGCGCGAGCATTAACAACCCACTGCGATGCACCCTTACCAATCTCGATGTCGTGAGAATACAACGCTATGCGCTCATCTGCTTGCGTCTGGATGCCGATCTGCTCTGTCTTAATATCCTCAATGTGCGCTTGAGCCTCAAAACCCTTGTTAGCCATTTCTAGCTGCTGCGTCATTTGCAATTGAGCAAGTGCTAACTCATGCTTCTTATCTTGCTTGTCTTGGAAGAAGTCCAAGAGTTTAGGCAAGCCACCAGATAGAAAAGAGATTAGCGTAGTAATTAAGGTCATCATTAGTCTTTACCCCCGTTTTTAAACATCCACCATATTGCATACATTACGAAACTACTAATAGAAACGCCTAGCACTACAGCTAACCATTCCTGAATATTCTGTATTTTTTGCTCTTTCTTGCGACGAATTTCAGCCAGACGCATACGCTCCTCGCGTTCAGCATCTTCAATCTCTTGTTTACGTTCTAGGATAATTGCATCTCGACGCTGGCACATCTCGTCGTATAGACCTGACTCCTGGCTACCGTAGATTAAAGCCTCTTTAAGCTCTTTTTCTAGCCGGATCATCTCTCTATGTGCAAAGGTAGCTTCTAACGCCTCTGCGGTAGCGCTACGCTGTGGCTTGCCCTCTTTAACTGCTTGGAGTTTCTGTTTCTTTTGCTCGATGACAGCAAGCTCTACTTCTGTTTGCTTATCGAAAAAGGTAGCTATGTCGTGATAGCAATCTTGAATTTCGTGACCTAATGAGATTAGCTCTTTGACTCCGGCAACAGCAGTTTTAGCAATGGCAACTGCTGCGCCGATAGTTAGCGGGTCGATTTTAATCTCCGAATATTTTTTTAACGCTTAAAGTAATAACGGAGCCAAGTGCGCCAGCAGCAAAGATGATCGTGTATAGACCACCTTTACCTTGATTAAGCATAGCAGTTACGTCAGCCATTTCTTTGCGGAGTAAATGTATCTCAGACGTTAATGTCTTAACATCTGCTTGCAATGCGCCGAATTCTTGTGGATTGATGTCTGACATAAATTATTTTTTAAAATTAGTTACTAAATAAAGTAAGTGTTATTTGCATATTATAAAATGTTTTATTTATAGTAGCATTTTACCGTCTGCAAACGAAGCGCAAACAAATACTAAAAGTATATCGCTTATTTAGAATCTTATTAATTAAATTGGATAACTTAAAGTTATTATTTCCTTGTTACATATCCTATCAACTTGTAGGGGAATATGTTTTCATCAACTCAAATGCTTGTTCTGGAGTTATGTCCTGAGAAGCAACATCGTCAACGCCATCCCCATCACGAATAGCATGAATACAGCAAAACACAGTGTTTGGTTCTAGTGCAGTAAATTGATGTTTAATGCCTTTAGGTGTAACAATAAGGTGAGGAGCTTTATATATTGCATTTCCTTTATCGTGTACCATATTTACAGAACCATTGGCTAATAAAGTAATGTGGTCAAAGGTATGAGTATGCCCTTCATGCGTATCACCAATGTTTAAGAAATAATGTAATTTAACAAAAATATTATCAACAATTTTTAAATCTGTAGTTGGGTTAGACACGAGTTACCTCAATAACTGGTTGCGGTGGTTTGTAGCACCAAAGACAAGCAAATTCATCAAATTTTAAATATTGCTCCATGTCAGTTGGCACAATCGGTTTAGGATTAATAAATGCATTTTTAGTTGAGTCATATGTATAACCTATGCCAGCATAGTTTTTACGAATAGGTGTTTTACCACCTAGATGCACGCCACCTTGGGTGTTGTAGCTGGTTTGAATCCAGTTTCCTTCTTCCCCTAAATATTGTTTGCACTTGGCAATCCCCAATGCTTCTGATTCAATACCGTCAGTTCCCAATAAATCAACGTCATTAATTACAATGACTCGCAAAACAACATTATTGCTATCAAGTTCAGCAAAATGGGCCATTATTGGAACCTCCACTTAATGATAACAACACCACTACCACCGCTACCCGCCAAAATAGGAGAGCCGGTAGTTTCTGTTCCGCCGCCGCCGCCACCTTTGTTTGCTGTTCCACTTACTGCGGTTCCATTAGCGCCAGCCCCCCCACCGCCATTGCCGCCTGCGCCTTGGACGGCAGTATTACCAGAACCGCCGCCGCCGCCAGCGTAAAAAACACTACTTCCTGTAATTGAGTCAGCCACACCAACACCACCATTGCCAGCAGTTCCACCAACCGCTCCAGCCCCGCCGCCTCCACCACCAACATAACCCTTACCAGCGTTTGCTCCATTAGCGCCACGAAATCCTTGCCCAGATGTGCCAGTACCAAAAGCGCCAAAACTGTATGCCCCACCACCACCACTACCCCCACTATCTCCATTAACATTTCCATTACCGCCGCCGCCTCCACCACCAACAGTTGAAACTGCCGAAAATGATGATGCAGTTCCACTACCCCCTCTGTTATTAATGACACCACCACCACCACCACCAATCGTTGCTGTATAGGTTGTGACCGTGGCTGTTAAAGTTCCTGTTAGCAAACCACCAGCACCGCCGCCGCCTCCACCACCACAACCACCAGCAGCACCACCAGCAATTACAAGGTAAGTTAAAAGAGAACCTTCTGTTGGGTCTGTTCCAAGACTATTAACCTTTAGCGTCCCTGTTCCGTTAAAGGATGCAACTTTGTAATTTCCACTTGTAGCAACACTCGCTCCTGTCGTAGATATATCAGGATATGGAGTTATAAAACTTCTTAGGTTCTGAAAAACTGCTTGCAGTGTACCGCTCATGTCAATCCACTCCCTGAAATTAACCAAGTTGTTGAAGTCATTTTAATTGCTGTTGCTGATCCATATTGCGCCAAACTGCGTGATCCAGTAGTGCCAGCAGAACTCAAATACATTGTGTCTGTTGTGATTGCAATTGTTACAACTTGAGATGTCATGTTAATAAATGTTATTGCAGTTCCTATTGGATATGCAACACTACTGTTTGCGGGAATCGTAAATGTTCGCGCATTTGCATCACCAGATGGGTGAAATATGTGTTTTCCAGCATCAGCAAGCACTAATGTGTAGGCCGCGCTTTGGCTGTTCTGTGGGATGTTTTTGTATCCAACTTCATTAGTTCCATCAACTGTGCATGAGGATAAAGTGCCGCTTGATGGAGTTCCCAAAACTGGAGTTACTAAAGTAGGAGATGTTGATAAAACTACATTCCCAGTTCCTGTACTAGTAGTTACGCCAGTACCACCAGCCAATACGCTCAATGTTCCAAAAGCCAATGTTCCAGAGCCATTTGTTGATAATGCCTGACCGCTAGTGCCGTCAGCAGTAGGCAGTGTCAGCGTGTAGCTAGTTGTTACAGCAGTAGGAGACTTTAAGCCTACATAGTGCGATGAATCCGTATCAGCTAATCGCAGCGAGTTAGCAGCATTAATAGTTAGCGTATTGCCAACAGTAAACGTATCTAACGAGCTACCGTCTTGCTGATTCTTGAGCTGAGACATAAGCTCACGAATAGCGTTGTTGATGCCACTAGGAGCGCATCCCTCTGCAATGTTAATACTGTCAATGTCAGTATTTAACGCAGGGTTTGTATCGAATTCACTAATCTTTGTCTTTGCCATGATTTAATCCTATTGAGTCAAGCCTAGTAGCCCAGGCACTGCAAATGGTGATGCGGTTCTAGCTCTTTGTACAGCTTCAGCAAATGTTTCGTTTCTTGGCGCAAACATGGCTTTCTCACCGTATTTATAATATGGCAGTGTAGCTAATCCTGTTAATGCACCCATCATTGGATCGACATAAGTAGCACCGCCTGTTAATAGCGCACCTGTCATTCCACGCGCAGCCGTACCGCTATCAGGAACTTTAGAGCCTAAGACTGACGTAGCCGTACCTGATAACTCTTGCATAGGCGCAGCACCGCGAGCAAACGCACCTTTACGTGCAGACCTATCAGTTTGACGTACAGCAGCCTCTAACTGAGCCGGAGTAAATATACCTTCTTCGCCGCGAGTCTTTGCCATTGCAGTCTGAACACGCACAAAGTCTTTAAATGCTGTGTCTGCCTTGTTTAAGTCTTTAGCGTACTTAGGGTTTTGATTCTTCATTAGGTTCATGTATAAACCCTGAAGATCACGATAAGCATTAGCTAACAGTTTCTCAGACCCTTGAGCCGTAGAGTAAGAATTAGCCATCTCACCTAAATCTTGCTTAATCGCTTGCGCTCTAGTACCTGGCAATACCTGACTAGCACTGAAGTCAGACTTTAACGCGTCAACATAGCCAGCAAACTCTTTCTGAAGGCTAGGTGGCAGTTTACCTTTTGCATAACGATTCTTAACAGCCTCAAATGCCTGATCTACACGCGGACTATACTCAATGCGTAACTTTGGCACTACAGCCTGATACTGCGCTCCAATGGCATCCTCAACAAAGCGGTAAGCATCTCTACCTACTGCGTTATCAGGAACCTTGAGACTAGGATTAAGGTTTCTAAGAACCTTATTGTATGCAGCAGTGTTAAACTTTTCGTATTGTTGCTCACGCGCACCACTTACCACGCGACCAATAATAGGCAGACTTTCGGCAGCTTGCTCGACTTGTTGGATACGACCACCAAATGCTGCGCCAGGAGTTAATGGCACACCTTGCTGACGTAACGCAGCAGCTTCAGGACGGATATTAGGCGCAAGCAATCTACCTGCACCACTTAGGCCAGCAGTTACACCGCCACCAAACAAGCCACCTACGACAGCTTGCCCTGGGATGTCAGCTTGCTCTTGAGCCATACCTGCGCCAGTTAATGCACCCATACCAGTGCCAAGCGCAACATCACCAACCAATCCAGCGCCGCGAGTAACAGGCTTTAATGCTGCACCTAAAGGCATAGCAAGACCACCGGCTAGTTCAGTACCGATAGCAGTCTTTGGATAGTCTTGTTTAAACTGACCTTGTTGGCCTCTGAGTTGATCTCGTAGCTTCGTGTATTCTGCGCTACTAATTGAACCTGTACGTAATGCAGCCTCTAACTCATCGGCAAACTGAAACGTAGCACCGCCAGCAGCAGATCGAGCAGCTTCAGCCATCGGAGAATACTCAACAGGAGCCACTACAGACGCTTGCGGAGCATTAGACCCACCTGTAGCTTCTACAAACGCCTGAAGGCCAGCAGTCGATACTTTATCTAACTTGTTAGCCTTAATGTACTCTAGGTCTTTACTAGATATTTTAGATAAATCCATTACTTGCCCTTTCTACGCTCAAGCTCTTGTACTGCAGCAGCATAAGGATCAATCTGAGGAATTGTTGTTGGCGCTGCTCTACCTGCTTTAATCATTCCAGCGTCAATTAAGTTTTTAAGTCGTTGAGCTTTATCAGCAATATTTGCTGGCTTATCATTTAATTGTGGGAAATAAGATTTTCTATAACCCTCTAGCTGCTCTCTTGTATAAGCCGCACCAGTTCCAAGTGTTAAAAAAGCATCTAACATATCAAGTTGCGCTGCTTCAACTTGTTGACGTGCTTCAGGGTTTGCTAAATTTTTAAGATAATCTGAGCCAGTTACATTTTTAATTAATTCAGCAGCAAAATCAGGTGATGCTGCGCTAGGAGTTTTTCCGATTGCAATTTGTAATTGGTTTGCTGAATTTTGAGCGCGGCTTATTAAATATCCAGCAGTACGCTCTGATTCGCTAGGCATATTAATCGTAGTAGCACCTGCTCTACGTTTAGCAATGTCAAGCGTATCAAGTCTATTTTGCAGTTGACCAAGTTGCTGAGCATTAAGCGAGCTAATAGCAACGCCTGGGAACATAGCGCCGGCAACTCGCACAGCTTCTTTGTTGTAATCACGCTGATTATTCTTAAACTCAAAATCAGCTTTTTGAATATCTTTAAGACCATCCTGCAAGTCTTTTGTTGTAATCTGACCTGTTTCAGCAAGACGCTGTAAGTTATTAACTTGTGGTAATAGATCAGGAGATACAGTACCTTTGATACTATTGAAATCAAAGTTAGATACGTTCTCTTTCATCAATTGCTTTTCAAGTGCAGCAATTTGATCTAGGTTGCTCTTAATGGCATCTTGTGCAGTCTTGCCTGGCAATCCGGTAAGGCGCTGATTAGCTGCATATAGTCTATTTATCTCTGTTTCTGCTTTAGACCTTGTTGCCGTTACTTCTACAGGTGGCAACATTCCAGCTGACGGTGGAGGCTCAACCATAGCCGTTTCTGCGCCTGGTGCTTGTGGTGCTTGCTGTGGAGCTTGTGGTTGATATGCTTGGCTAACAGCCATGTTTTCGTTAATCCACGCCAAAGTCTTAGCAGGGTCAGCACGCAACGAAGCAATCAATGCAGGGTTATTCCGCACCTCTGGCATTTGCATAACTTTAGCAACGTCAGCGCGTAATGATGCAGCTTGATCTTGAGCAATCTTAGTTTGTGCTAATTGTTGTTGCATCTGATAATTAGTCAGACCTTGTTGGATAGCCCCTTGTGAGGCTTGCATACCACCGCTAAGAGCGCCAGCGATGTTTTGTGCAGCAGTAGTGCCTCGAGTACCCATACCGCCTAGCAAGCCGATAGCAGCGCCTAACAAGCCTTGATTAGTTGATCTCTTTTGCAGCGCTTGTGTCTCAGCAGGGCCAAGCAATCCCTCGTAGTAAGTAGGAACCGCGCCAAAGATATTCTGAGCAAATCCAGTCAACCCAGTAGGCTTTGACGATGGGAAAGCATTGTAAAGCTCATCAAGTTCTTGTTGAGTTGCCATAATTATCCTAACAATGAAGTGCGACGCTGCATCTGTGGTGACTTTTGGCTAAGTAAGCTCATAAAGTCTACAGGAGCGAATTGACCGCTTTGAATTGGTGGTGCTTGCAATACTTGTGGTGGTGGTGGAGGCTGCATCATCCCACCAACAGCTTGTTTAGCCACGCTAGTTAATGCAGGATTCTCATTCATCAATCCCTGAATATTTTTGCCAGCACTCATTACAGATTGGGTGAATGTTGGCGGAGCGCCAGCCATTCCCATTCCTGTGTATGCAGGAGTTCCTGATAATGCTGGTAACGCTGGATTTGCAAAAATACCAGATGCTGGAATAATCGTTGCAGCCTGACCAGCGGCAGCATTTGCAGCGGTTCCAAGTAAGCTAGTACCCAATGCGCCACTTGCCATTGCTCCTACCAGTGGATTAGCCGCTACAGCACCCATAGTGCCAAGCGCACCAGCGCCAGCACCTAATGCACCTAATCCCAATGTCGCAGTCGCAGGAGCCGCTACAGCCGCCGTGGAACCAGCAGCAGATAATAGAGCAGCAGCAGAAATTGGATCAGCCATAATATTCCTTATTTGCGAATGTAATCTAAGTAGCTACGGCCTTGCATATCTGTAGCTCCACCAGCAGCGGCAGCTTTTTCTGCTTCTGTTTGAGGCTCAACGTATTCTTTAGTAATACCACCACGCGGTAAGCCAGTGATAAATGATCCAAAGTTTTGCAGGTTCTGATATGGTAACTGTGCTGTGTAATCGTAGCGAGCCTTATCAGCAGCCTGTTGAGCCGCTGTGTAGCCTTCTTGAGCCTGACCAACAGCAAGTAATCTATCAAGATCAGCATAGTCAGCAGCAGCAAGGCCAGGAGCCATGCCAGCAGCAGACAAACGTGTAGCTATATCCTCGCCTCTTACGCCTTGAGCGCCAGCCAGTGCAGCCATTTGGTTAGCATAGTCGCTTTGATACACATTCTGACCTGCTTGAGTTGCAGCCATTTGGTTAGCAAAATCACTTTGGTAAACGCCTTGACCTGCTTGAGCCGCAGCCATACGATTAGCAAGATCAGCACCGTAAACACCTTGAGCAGCTTGTGTAGCGCCCATTTGATTAGCGTAGGCTTGCTGTGCCGCAGTGCCAAGACCTTGAGCGCCTGTGAGTTGATTGACAAAACCTTGTTGCGACAGACCACCAAGCGATTGCAGTGCTTGTTCTTGCAAACCGCGCTCTTGCTGGTAGTTTTGCAGGTATGCTTGTTGATTTTGTTCAGCCAAAGCACGAGCAGCAGCATCAGTCATCTTGCCAGCTAATTGCTGCTCTGCACCAGAACCATAACGACCAGCCATCGATGTCTTGCTTTGTAGACCACGAATACCTTCTTGCAGTGATTCAGCAGTTAGACGGTTAGCCTGGCCTAATGCACCCTCAAGATAAGGACTACCACCAAGATACGCACCTTGAGAAGTTGCGCGAGTGCCAGCTAATGCCTCATTCTGCATTGCGCCACCCTTCATTTGATTATAGAAGGCTTGATTAGGGTCAACGTAGGCATTTTGAGCCATGTTCGAGAATTGCTGCTGATATGGACTAGCAGCCTGACCAATCTCATCAAACACGGAGCCATACTTGCTAGTTTGACCGGCTAAAGCATCAAATGCCGAACCGTATTGGCTAGTCTGACCAGCCCTACTAGCATACTGTGACTCATATGGGCTTTGAGTACCCATTAAACCTTGTACAGTGCTTTGAGCGCCTTTGAGTAATGGGCTGCCTTGACCTGCACGTTGCTGCGCTAAAAACAATGCTGTCTGCGTTTGTGCGCTAGGCTTAACGTAAGTATCCCCGCTATAGTAAGCAGGGCCACCTGTGTTATATAGTCTTTCTGCCTCACTTAATGCTAAATCTACTTTAGGACGTAGATTAGGATCAAGCATTGTCTCGGTTGGAGTAAACTCACTACCACCAGAAGGGCCGCCCATAATTAAACCTCACTTATCCATAGTCTAGGGCTAAATCCAAGACTCTTAGCCCTCTTAATCCAGCCTTTTCGATGACTAGAAAATGTTATATATCTTGCACCACCTTGACGCGCTACCTCTTTTATGTATTTTAATCCATTTTCGAGGTTATCATGTCTATTTTCTAACGACCAACCAGCCCAAACGTGCAATTTATCGCCATCTGGCTGCAATACCCAATAACCTATAACTCTACTCTCATCAATCAAAGCCCAAAGCATCGATCTACCGTTATAACAATCTACATACACATCCTCAACAATCCAATCTTCAGGGCTTTTTGTCTTAACATTCTCTAGTCCTGGTCTAACGGAAGGCCACCACGACCTTAGCTCTTGCGGAGTAATGTATTTAGTTTCCATTAGCCAACAATAACATAATCGTAGGTTCTCCCTGCAACTACATTTGCTGCGTGTGAAATAACAGCGCTACCTTGTGACGTTGAGCTGATATATGGGTCTTCAAATGTGTTTGTTATGTATCCATTAGAGGAAACGTGTTGTATCGTAAAAATTACAGACGGAGTTGCTGGCCTTGTAGGGCTTGTTTGAGCAGGAATATTCTGCATTGATACTGATGTATTGCTTGCACGCCACATAATCTCAACGTAATCATTTTTAGCCATTGGCAAAAAGAAATTAAGCGCTGCAATTAAGCCGCCATCGGTAGAGCCATGTCTGTTACTAATACTAAATTCGCTATTTGATTTAGGTACATCCACTCCATTTTGTCTAAACCAGATACTAACGTCCTGAATTTGAGAGGCTGTATTTGAAAACTGAGAACTAAATTGAATATTCCATAAGCCAGAATAAGCTACCGTTACCCTTGACCCGCTAACTACAGACACGCCTAACGCATAATCTAAAGTGTTATACGTCATTGCATAAGCGGTTGTCGTGCTTGCAATAGTTTGATCTGTATCATCCTGAAATGCACCATACGGAACATAAGATGTTGACGATACCAATGCAGTAGGAGTTAGTAGAATTACACTATCGTAGCCTATACGCTCATTGTAAATTGTCGTACTAGTAGCGCCACCGGTGGCCAACGTAACGGAGCCAGTATTATTGGTCTTTCCGTCCATGATACCTCGCACTACCTCTGCGACAGCTCGCTGATCTCCACCAAACGGAGGAAGCGTTCTAAACTGTGTCATCTCAGACCTTGAGTAACAATATCAACTTCCATCCCCACGGCAGTTTTCCACGCACTACCAACAGGTGACGCCTTTACCCTCATATAACGACCAGGAACGCGCATAGAGGCTTTTCCTTCGCTATCTGTACTAACAGCAGTAGTGAACTCAATAGGGTCTCCTAGCAGGTTTCTATTGCATATAGCAATATCAGCCGTTCCATTGTCAATAATCGGCCTGACTGCGGTAATCACAGACCTACCGTTATCAATATCGTTAGTAACAATCGAGCATTGCTTGTTAGTGCCGCCAAACGTAATAATCTTTTGCCCTTGTACACCAGCAAACAGTGATTGACCACCATCCCATTGACGATCATCAAGTGATACAGTTAAAGCATCAATACTAGCGCTGAAAAGGTCTAATCCCTCAAGCGTTACCGCAGGAGTAATGACAATAGAGATAGCGTCAGCAGTAGTATCACCATGCGACCACTTACCGAAGTCAATGCTGTAGATCAAAACATTGGTATTGGCGAAGTTATCCTTAAATGACCAAACAATTAGCCGTTTAACTGGATCAACAGTGCTAGACATTTGGTCAAATTGACTTGTATTGGCAATATCAAAGAACCAACGGTCTATCTTTCCTGCGCTAATCGACTTTACTGTCTGACCATCGCACACATAGAAACCGTCTGTAGCCAAAAAATACGTCAAACCATTGTATTGCACTACACTACCGCTAGAAATGCAGCCTAAACTGCGTGAAATGGCGTCAAATTGAAAAAACAACGGGCTACCTATGTAGGACATACGAAAAATGGCTTTTTCAAGCAGCACTAATCCGTACTCACCACCCGTTAAACCTTTAATGTCGCCACCGTCAGCCATAACCTGACTATCAGCTTGGCTTGTTGCGCTAGGTGTCCAGTTAGTCTCGTCGTTAATGTCAGACCAGTAAACCTTATTTTCTTCAGTTACAACATTAGCAGCTACTACAAAATCACGAACTACCGTCACATATTTAGCAGTAGGAGCGTCAGCAGATAAATTGCTAAATTTCTCGCTCATAGCATTTAATGTATAAGCCTGTAGCTTCTCAATGCCATTAGCTGCAATCATCTCAGAGCCAAACTGAGTAACATCCCAAAATAATGTAGTTGAGTAGCCTGTCGTCGTTAAAGCGTCAAGACCCCTATCGCCACTATCGTATTTAAAAAGATTGGTAGCTCCACCTGCAAACAAAGTAGATATTCCAGCAAACTTACCGGCAAATGTAGTCACTAGAGTTTGACCAGCAGCAGTACTATAGTCTGCTTCAGCACCTAAAGGAGCGTAGCCAGTAGCAACAGGAATACAGTTATTAGCGTCAGTCAACGCACCTGTAATGCCAGGCTGATCTGGCAGCCACTCACCAAATGCTAGTTTTGTCTTAGCCATGTATTAGTTCCAGCAGGTAAGTTATTCCATTCTTCGCCATATATGTAGCCAATAGCTGACATAGCGCCATTTC